CTGAGCAAAAATTAGTAGATAATTTAAAAACTAGGTTTAAACGAATAGATGTTTTATATGATAATGATTTCGATAAAGTAAATAATCCTGGTCAAACAGTGGCTAAGAAAATTTGTGATTTATATGGTTTTAATAATATTTGTATACCGACTAGTTTTGAATCTAAAGATCCATCTGATTTAGTTAGTAATACAAATGGATTTACTAATTTAAATTTTATATTAAATGACTAGAGATGAAATTATTGAAAAATTTAGAACACGAAAAGGATTTTTAAAAAAAGGAGCACAATGGTTAGCTGACAAATGGGAAGTTGATATAGCTATTATTAAAGATTGTAAAAAAATTGTAACCTCAGAAGAGTGGGTACAAGAACGCATGAATAATGATAATGGACATCAATTAAGCAAAAGTCAAGCTTTTCAAAAACATTTATTAGATAACGGATTGACAATGGCAGACATAAAGTCTGTTAAATTTTGGCAAAACTTTAATGGGGAGCAGAGATATAGTATAGTAACGCATAATCAATGGCATGAGCAGCCCCAGGTTAAAGAAGAGCTATTAAATTATTTCAAAAAACGATCTAATAAAGTACCAAAGCTTAAATATAAAAAACCTAAAGATCCTATTTGTTATGAAATATCTTTACCAGATATACATTATGGTAAAATAACTGACGAGGGTCCAGAAGCATTAGAAAAACATTATTTAAAAGCTATTCAGGACTTACATATGAAAGCAAGTGGATTAGAAATTGAGAAATTTCTTTTACCTGTAGGTAATGATGGACTTAATTCAGAAGGTATGAGTCGAGCTACAACTAAAGGTACACCTCAACAAGATAGCATGCGTTGGCGTCAATCTTTTAGAGGTTATTGGCATTTAGTTACAAAAGCAATAGATTATTTATCTCAATTTGCTCCTGTAGATGTAGTAGTTGTACAAGGTAATCATGACTTTGAGCGTATGTTTTATGTGGGAGAAGTCTTAGCTGCTTTATATCATAATAATAAGAACATAACTGTAGATAATAGTTTAGAGTCACGTAAATATTATGAATATGGAGTGAATATGATTATGTTTACTCATGGAGATAAAGAAAAATCTGCAGAATTACCTTTATTAATAGCTACAGAACAACCAGATATGTGGAGTAGATGTAAAATTAGAGAAATTCATTGTGGACATAAACATAAAGAAATGCTTAATGAATATATGGGAACTAAAGTTAGATTTATTCCTAGTATATGTGCTAACGATACTTGGCATAAAACACAAGGCTATGTGGGTACATTACGATGCGGACAAGCATATATTTGGAATAAAGCTAGAGGGCTAGAAGGTTATTTACAAACTAATGTGATGAATTATGGTGTGGAAACGAAAAGTTAAAAGAAAATCAAAATCTAAAGTAAAAAACGCTAAAAAATCTGTATATGATGGTAAAAAGTTTCAATCTAATTTAGAACTTTATTGTTATAAACAGTTAAAAGAAGCTAAAATATCGATAGATTATGAAGAGCATACATTTACTATTTTTCCAGCATTAGTATATCCTCAAGCTTGTTACGAAGGAACGTCTAAAAAACTTTATAATAAAGGATCTAAAATTAGACCTATTACATATACACCAGATTTTGTAGATCCCAACGGTAAATTTATTATCGAAACAAAAGGTTATGCAAATGAATCTTTCCCGTTGAGATGGAAACTATTCAAAAAACATCTTAAAGATAATAACCATCACTATGTGCTATTTATGCCAAGAAATAAAAAGCAAGTAGATGAAGTGGTTGAACTTATCAAACAATTATAGGTTAGAAAGAAGGTTGTAATCAATTTTAATAACTCAGCGGTTATACTTTGTGTGTAGATTACGGACCATAGAAATATGGTTTCCTTCTTTCTTTCCTTTTTATTATTACTATATGAAAAAAAGAACAGCTGAAGAAAAAAAATTATTAAATAAAAAAATTATTAAATATTACTTTGAAAATTCAAATACTAATAGCTATAAACATATAATGGAAAAATTTAATGTTAATGCAATGTATTTAAATAAAGTTTTAAGTAAAGAATTAGAAAAAAGATTTAAAAATAGTATAAGCTATAGAATGAGAAATTATTAATCAATTAAACAATTAAAAAATGGCAGAATTAGTAAGCCCTTGCTGTGGGGATGATTACAGTGATGAACTAGATCATGAAGGATATGACGTTTATGTATGTTCAAAATGCAAAGAAGAATTTTCAGAACCTTTAGAAGATTATGAATTTAATGAGCGTGTAAAAGAAGCTTATTTAGAAGACCTTATGGATGAAAGAAGATTAGGATTATGATAGAAAGAGTTATCAGAAAGTCTATGCTAATTAGGCCTTCAGGTAGATCTACAGATTTTATATCACCAAGCTTTGGTTATGGCTGTCTATATAACTGCTCTTACTGCTACATGAAACGACATAAAGACAAAGGTCTTACAGTGGCTAGTAATACAGGAGATATACTGACAGCTATAAATAACCATGCTTTCTTTACACCGGTAGATAAACCTAATCAAACACATTCACAATTTACAACATATGATATTAGTTGTAATGAAGACTTTGCGCTGCATGCTAAGCATCATGATTGGAAAAAGATATTTGAATTTTTTAGAGATCATCCTGTTGCTATGGGCAGTTTTGCTACAAAGTATGTTAATCCTATTCTTAAGGATTTTAATCCAGAAGGTAAAATGCGGATAAGATTTAGTCTTATGCCTCAACACAAATCAGATTTACATGAACCAAAGACGTCTAAGATTATAGATAGAATAAAAGCTATTGATGCATTTATAGATGCTGGTTATGATGTGCATGTTAACTACAGTCCTATTATTGTATATGATGGGTGGCTAGATGATTATGCAGATCTATTTCATATGATGAATGAGCATGTTAAGTATAAGGATCAAGTATTAGCAGAGTGTATATTTCTTACACACAATTTTAAAAAGCATACTATTAATCTAGGTAGACATCCAGAGACAGAGGTAGATCTTTGGATACTTACAAAACAGGAGCTTAAAACATCACAATATGGAGGTGAGAATGTACGATATAAACTTGGGATGAAGTCCGAGTATATAAATCAATTTAAACAATTACACAAATCAATTGTACCATGGAATAAGATACGGTACATATTTTAAATCAATTAAACATGAAAACAGTTCAAGATCAACTCTCCCGAATATCAAAGACATTAATATTTACGGAGCCTTTCTACGGTATATTTCTTATTGGAATGCAAAAAGAATTCAGTAAGCAATGCGCTACCGCAGGTGTAGGAAAACACGGTATAGGAATGAGGTTAGTTATAAATCCAGATTTCTTTGCGGAACTTAGTGAGCTTCATCAACAAGGCTTGCTAAAACATGAGCTATTACATATAGCTTTTGGACATATTATATTAGCGGATAAATACCCTAATAAAAAGCTATTTAATATTGCGGCAGATATAGAAATCAACCAATATATTGATAGTAATATGCTACCGGAAGGAGGATTAACGTTAAATTCTTTCCCTGGTATAACTTTACCACCTAAAGCTGGTACAGATAAATATTATAAACTGCTTGAGCAAGAATGTGACGGTAAAGGTGGATCATGTAATTCAGATTTACAAAAAATCTTAGATCAAATGGATGGTAATAGTCAATATGATCATAAAGAGTGGGATGAAGTTATTGATCTACCTGAAGCAGAAAAAAAGTTAGTGCAAAAGCAATATGAGCATCAAATGAAGACTACTGCAGAAGAGATCCAGAAGAAACACGGGACAATCCCTGGAGAATTAGCGGAAATTATTGAAAGGCTGTTTAAGATAGAGCCTCCTAAATTCAACTGGAAACAGTATCTTAAAAGGTTTATTAACAACGCATCTAAAATCTATACTAAAAAGCTTAGAAGAAAGAATAATAAGCGTTATACAGGTAATCCGGGACTCAAGATTAAACACAAAAATCATGTGCTCGTAGGTGTAGATACCTCTGGATCAGTTAGTAGCGAAGAACTTATAGAATTTATGCATGAGTTAACACATATGCATAAAACTGGTAATCAAATTACTGTAGCACAGTTTGACACAGAACTAACTAGTGTAGAAGAGTTCAATCCTAGAAAAAACTGGGAGATAAAAGGTAGAGGTGGTACATGTTTTCAGCCGGTCACAGATCATTATAATGACCCTAAAAACAAATACTCTGCTTTTATATGTCTTACAGATGGTGAGGCCCCTAACCCAGAAGGATGTCCTAAGAATGCTTTATGGGTACATAGCAGTAAATCTAGAATAAACGAAGAACTAACTGGAATAAAAATTCAATTAAATTAATCAATTAAACACAAAAATTATGAATCAAGTAAATTTAAACATTGATGAACTACAAGATTTTGTAGGGCATATTATTACAAACAACAGACACTTACAAGCGAGTGGGAAGAAGCCTGTAGCAATTGAAGTAGTAGGTGAATCAGGTATTGGTAAAACTACCAGTATTATGGATATGACTAAAACACATGGCTTAGATTTTGTTAAGTTAAACTTAGCACAGATCGAAGAGTTAGGTGATTTAGTTGGATTTCCTATTAAACAATTCCAAATGTGGAAAGAAAAAGATGGTAAAAAGATAGGTAAATGGGTAGATGAAGTAGCAGTTAACGACCATTCTAAATTAGGTTTTCAAACTACTGGTAAAAGTAGAATGTCTTATTCAGCCCCGGAATGGATCGCTGATAAAAAGTCTGGCGGTGTATTATTACTAGATGACTGGAATCGTGCAGATGTAAGATTCATTCAAGCATGTATGGAATTAGTAGATAGACAGCAGTATATATCATGGACCCTTCCTAAAGATTGGCATATTATATTAACTGCTAATCCTGACAATGGTGACTATATGGTAAACTCTGTTGACTCAGCTCAAAAGACACGTTATATTACAGCTAATCTTAAATTTGATATAGATGTATGGGCCCGGTGGGCGGAAGAGAATGGAATAGATAGTAGATGTATTAACTTCTTATTGCTGCACCCAGAGCTAGTTACACAAGAGACTAATGCTAGATCTATATCAACATTCTTTAATAGTATTTCCAGTATAAAGAGTTTTGAAGCGCAGCTGCCGTTAATTCAAATGATTGGTGAAGGCTCAGTAGGTAATGAATTTGCTTCTATGTTTACAACGTTTATTAATAATAAACTGGATAAATTAGTAACACCAAAGGACGTAGTTCTTGGTAAAGCAGAGGAAATATTACCACGTTTAAGTGAGTGTATAGGTACAGGAGAAAGTTATAGAGCTGACATAGCTAGTATTTTAGCTACTCGTATAGCCAATTTCTCTGTTGCACACTCAAAAACTGACACTGTAACGCCAAAAATGCAAGAGCGTCTCGTTACGTTGTGCACAGGAAGCTATTTTACTAATGACTTAAAGTACCTTGTTGTTAGAACAATATTCAATGGAAATAAAGCAAAGTTTAACCAGATGATGATGAATCCTCACATTATCAAAATGACAATTAAATAATTATGGCAAGCAAGAATATACATGCAGGCCCTTACCCAGAGGCAGAGTTATCTGCCCTTGGGTTTGAGGATGCACAGAAAATTGGTATGGTTCAAAATAGTTTGGATATAGCAGAATTAACATTATCGGAATCTATTGCTCAATATGATAAAATAAAAGAGATTTTATATACTGAAACAACTAATGATTTAACAACGGTTAAAAGAGCTTTTATATTACCTATGGCTGATGTATCAATTGATAGGTTAAAAGCAGCACTTAAAGAACATAAAATTAGTGTCACTAATGATTATGAAAAAGCTGATTTTATTATACCGCATGTTAATTTTTATGATGAATATTCATCAATTGAGAATATTCCGCAAACTAAAATGATGTTTAAATTACATAACGGTTATTATTGTAATGACCATAGACAAGCTGTATCTGATTATCATAACGAGACTGGTAATAATGTTATATTAGATAAAAGAGCTTTAGGTGATAAGTATCAGCATAGTGTAGATTATGAAAGTTTACCTTATGATAGTTTTATATTTAGTAACATGTCGATTATGTTAGCTAAAATGATTGAAGACGGAGATTTAGATGTTATTGAAACAGATACTATTCTTAATCAATCTGCTAATAGGGTCCCTATAACTGAAGAGTTAATGGAAGATCTTAATAAAATGATAAATAATTATCATGCTACTGAAGAGGAATTGCAAATGGCTGGTAAAATTATTCCTACTATTGATCCTACAGGAGAACCATATTTATTATACAAATACGCTAAAGAATTTTTAGGGAATTGTGATTATAAATATACTAGGAATAAAGATGTAATATACTGGTTAGAAAAGCATAATATAAATTTATTAGCACGTAAAAATGCTGAACAAGCTATTAAATATTTTGAAGAGAACGGTGTGTTAGATTCAAAATGTTTTAGAGCTTTAGAAGTAGAATGTAGAAAAGAGATACAAATCCATAATAGGGAGTTGTATACATTTAAAGTTCAAGTTAAACCCGAGTATAGAAAATATATGCAGAAATAGTTGAGAAGAACTGTCTGTGTATAGTTCGTGTTTAATTGATTGCATAGAGGGGGAGTATAATGCTCCCCTGATATGTTTAACCTAATAAAAATTAAAAAGATGAAAGATACAATAGCACTGATAGATGGCGATAGCTTAATTTATTATGAAATGAATAAGCCTACTTTAGAAGAAGCATTACACGGTTTAGATACTAGAATTAGACATATGTTAGAACAGTGTAATGCTAGTAAATATGCAGGATTTCTTACAGCAGGTAAGTGTTTTAGATATAATGCTGCTAAAACTAAACCTTATAAAGGTAATAGAAAATATGGAGATAAACCAATTATATTTCCAGCTTTAAAAGAATACTTAAGACAAGAATGGAAATTTATATCTATTCCTGAATTAGAAGCAGATGATTTAGTTTCTGTATATCATGATCCTTTAAAAACAGTTATTTGTAGTCCTGACAAAGATGTATTATATCAGAATAAAGTTCATAACTATAATTATGGAAAAGCTGAATTTGTAACTATAGATGAGAATGATTCATTAAGATTTTTATGGAAACAAATGCTTATGGGAGACTCAACTGATGGTATTCAAGGAATTCCAAAAGTGGGTCCAAAAACAGCTGATACATGGTTAAAATCATTATTTCCGCATGAAATGCCTGAGTTTGTTTTAAATAAATATATAGAAAAGTTTGGATATGCCGAAGGAATTTGTAAATTTGCAGAGACATTTAAACTTGTGTATATCCTAAAAACCAAGGAAGACGTTCTGAGGGAAACTGGCATCGAGCTACCTGAACTAGTAACTTATGATGTTAAACCTTTAAATGAAAATGACGAATGGCTGTGAAATGTACAGAACTCCTATATACCCCAATAAATGCACTATCTTTTAGAATTACTGGTGGTACACACTTACTATCTACTACTAAAAAAGATAATATTATTACTTCTATAAATAATTCCGATGGTACCTTTTTATCATTAGGAACAACTGTAGAAATAAAGAAAATTAAATATAAAATTAATATTATTGAAGAAATAATAGTAAACACAACTAAATATTATAAATTATCTTTAGCTAAAAGAACTAAAGCTTCTACTTTTATTACTCCTATGTTAGGAGCAAATAAAAATTTATATTTTTGGAATAAATTATTTGTTAATTGTTTTATACAAACTCCTGAAGATAAAAATTGTATTGCTTTACTATATCGATGGTCTTCAAATCCTTTATATATAAAATTTGAAAAAGCTTTATCACAATTTCAAAACTTTAGAAGGAGATATGACCCCAGTCCAAACTATGTTATGTTTGTATTTGATGTGCCTAAAAGACATATTAGAAATTATAAAAAATTTATAGAAGGTAAATATTCTAAATTCTCTAAAGCATATAAATTAGATATTTTAGAATTTCATGATGCAGATTTTCATGATGAGATAGGACAAATAATATTTAAAAGTGAAAAAAGGCGTAAAGCTTTAGAAAGAAAATTAGATTCTAAATTGCCTGATAATTCTGAATTATTGAGTATTATTAATATAGAAGATGAAACTTATGATTCAGAAGTATATAAACTTAAAAAATTACTATAATGACAAAGAAAAAGAAAACTGTAACCATGTCTGTGCCTGAAGGTTTAGAATTTAATACTAGTTATACTTTAGCAGAGTTACATAGACTTGAACAGGCAGACCATAGTAAGTATTATTATGATACCGAAAGAAATATAGACCCTTTTAAAAAAGCACAAGAAAGGAAAAATATGCCAGTATTTAGTGGTGTTTTAAAATATTTTCCTGATGCTATTAAAGAAATATCACGTGTTTCTCTTGCTGGTAATAATCAACACCATCCTGATAAACCATTACACTGGGATCGTAATAAGTCTGCAGATGAATTAGATGCTTTAGCTAGACATTTAATAGATGCTGGAACTTTGGATACAGATGGAATAAGACACTCAGCAAAGGTTGCTTGGCGAGCATTAGCTAATTTACAAAAAGAATTAGAAAATGAAAAATTTTAATATGGTTGTTATTTGGCCATCATAAAAAGAAAGGGGCGTTTGCCCCTTTTTTTACTGCCCTTTTTAATCCATTTGCATGAACCATTTGTAGGCTTCTTTTGGACCATCCCCAACACTCTTACTAATACCTCTCCATCCAATCATTAGATCTTGAAAATCTTTAGTTATTTTACGATCTCCTTTATCAAATCTACCAGTTTTTCTTTGATAAAAAATATCCTTTTCTTCTACCCAAGGCATTCCAGTAGCGTATCCTAATTCTTGTCCTATTTGACCTAATAAGTCAAACCCTGCTTGTACAGGCCTAGCAGTTGCTGTAGGAGAACTAAGTATTCTCCAAAATTCCCCTCCTAATCCTTCTGGGCTCCACATTTTCATTTCTGAATGATAACGTTTTGCTTGATATAGCATAAAATTAGATGCCCAAGTCTCTTCATCATCATCTATATTTGCTAATGCTGTAACTAAAGCAAATGCTGCTGTTCTTGCAGAGAATTCAATAAACCCTCTCCAAACATTTTGCCTTTCCATTTCACTCATTTTACCATACCTCCACTCTTTATTAATTATTGACTCACGCATTAAATTAAATAGAGTAATATATGTACCTTGTGTTAAAGTCCCTAATTCTTCATCAATATGCAATGTAGTTCCGGTTGATAATATACCATGACCATAACGTCTTCTAATACCCGGCAATAACCAACTACGAAATAACATAGCTAATTTTCCTATAGCTCTTCTTTGCGCCATAGGAGCATGCATTTTTCCTTTAGTTTGATTTGTTCTTCTACTTAAGCCTTGCACTAAACCTATAAAATCTAAACGATTAAAATTAGCTACTCGTGGATCCACAGACATTACACCGTTTTTATCTATCTTTAGCATATCATATAAATCCGCTAATTCACCTTTTTCATTTTTTAAAACTTTTCCATTACTATCTTTTAACTTCCCTTTTAAACTTCTCATTAAACCAAGGAGTCTTGTAGCAGATAACTCATGTTCTACTCCTTGTTGTAAAAATAATAAGTTATCTGCACTTAATAATTTTCTAGCCTTACCTCCCACTATTCTATTACCTTCATGATCCGTAAATTCTGTTAAAGCATCAAAGTATTCCATTGCTTTACCAATTTTAGTTTTAGGGTCGAATCTACCTATATCTGTCATGGCCCCGGCTTCAAACCAATACTGCGTTTTAGCCCAAGCAAGATCAGATGCAGACATAAATTGTTTTGCAACAGCTTCTTGTGCCATAGTAAGATTATCTAATATAAACTGATTAGTACCTTGTAACAAGTTAAAAGATAATGTATTTAATGCTGTATATGTATTTAAAGCTCCTACTGCTTTAGTTAAAGAAATTCCTTTAAGCTCTTGTTTTAATTCATTTTGACCAAACATAACAGTATCGATCCATTCATCCAAGTGTTTAAATGTATTAGAGACTCCTTCTTTATTAATAAACTTTTTAAATCCTAAAGCTTCTGCAGTTTTATTTATCATTTCAATACCTCCAGAATTTTCTTGCAATACTTCTCTATTTTCTATAATATCTCTAAATAGCATAACTTGACCTACAGTCTCTGATTTAACTTTATAATTATGGGCCATATGTCTAAATTGATATAAACTACTTGCAATGTCCCTAGAAACATCTTTTGCATCAATTCTATTTACATAGTATACAGGTATTTTTTTCTTTAACTCTCCCGTACTTTGATTATAAATTCCAAATTGATCATCTGTTTCTACAATAGAAAATCCTTCTTTAAACATATCTTTTGTACCTGATATAATACCTTGCTCTCTTAATCTATCAAAATCTTTTTTTCTAACAGAAGGCATTAAATAAGAAAATTCATCCCAAGTATTTTTATCCATACGTTTAGCTCCAATCATTTTATGTCCTGCCTGTAATTCTTCTAAAATAAAATCATAGTATTCTTTTAATATAGGGTCTGCTTGTATTTTAGTATATTTTGCATTAGTATATTTAGATTTCATAGGTCTTACCCATTCTCCCCTAGGGCTATTAGTAAATGAATTATAATTTCTATCTTTAAATTTTTGCAATTCTTTAATACGCCCTACTTGCATAGAATATGCATCACTATCTTGTTTCTCTTCTTCTTCTAGTTTTTGTTTAGCTGCTTTAGCTAATTCTATTTGTTTATTTACAATATCTAATTCTTTTTCCCAGGTATCAATAGGCTCACTATTTTCCTGATCCCACCTCGATTCTTCCTTCTTAAGCCTTTGGTAATTCTCTGATCTTTTCCAATTTGAATAATCAAATTTAAAATTTGCCTCATCTTGCCCTTCTTTTTTTTGCGGTTGACCATATTTTATATTTAATTTTTTAAGAAAATCTTGTTTATCTTTATAATATTTTTCTTGATCAATAGGATTAACTATAGCTAATCTTTTTTGACCTTTAACGGTAACTTCTTCTAATAAATCTTCATTTATTTTAGCAACATCAGATTCAGACTTGCCTTCAGAAAATTTATTATATTTAGCATTTAATTTTGATTTAAACTCACGAGTCATATCATTTTTTCTTAAATCTGCATCTTGTACAGATTTAACAAATAATTGTATAGCTCTATCGTTACTATAAATTAAAGGATCTAGTAAATAGGAAAAAGTACTTGTATCTTTATAAGCAGCTCTTAACTCTCTTTTTAAAGAGCCATACCCAGAAATCTGTTTATCTTTAAGTTGTTCTATTTTTAATTCTACTCTAGCATCTAAAAATTCGTCTTCAGTAAGCTCGCCATTTTTATATTTTGCTTTAATCTTTGCATATTCTTGAGTTTGAGTATTTAAAAATACATCTCTTTTATATTTTCTAGCATTATCAATTTGAGCTTGTAATTGTGGATCAAGCGCTTTATTATGGTATCCAGACAAAAACTCTGCCATTATAGGAATTACTTTATCACTAAAATTTTCACTGTATACATCTCTAGTATCTAGAATAGATCTAACTTTATCCTCTAGTGTAATAAATTTACCTTCATCAAATATTTTTTGATCTTTTTTCTTTTGAAGTAACGCCACTTTAACAGCTTCCATCACCTTTAAACCGTCTAACTCAGATTTTAATTTATATATTTTACTCATATTTTCTAGAGTAGGACGCTCATTTGATGGTAAACTCATTATTCTTTCATACTCATTAATAGATGCATTTAAAGTTCTACCCATACTATTTACAACTTTTAACAGGTCTTCAATTCTTCTTACTTTATTTAAACCATCTTTAAGTTCTTGTAATTGATATATTTTCTTTTCTCGCTCTTCTGGAGGTAATTGTTCTACTTCATAAAGATCTGATGCTATTCTTATTTTTAAATCTTGAACAATTTCATCAAATTTTTCTTCATCTTTTGATTTTTGCACGTAAGGACTTAAAGGATTAATCATCCCTTCAGCTCTCAATTGTTTTGCAAACATTTCTTCAGCAATCAATGCTGCAGTATTAGGTTGTACACCAAATAGTTTTCCAAAAGCCCTTAATATTCTATTAATAAGTTGTTGTAATGCAGTAGGATTTTTTCTTACAATTCTAGCGCCTTCTAAACCAATTGCTGTAGCTAAAACTTCTTTGTCTAATTGTTCCCCGGTTAATTCAGGATAGTTTTGCGCAACTCTATCATATAAAGGACTTTCTTTAAGCTCTGCTATAGCCTTAGCTACAACAGGATCATTAATTCCTAACATATCGATATAGATATGCCCAAACTCATGGTAAGCTGTATCTTCTTTAACTCTATCTGGATTAAGAACAACAACTGGATTAACTTCTCCTGGCCTTACTTCCCCTAAATTCTCTAGCTCTGTATCATACTGCACATCTACAATAATACCGGCCTTAGCAAATGCTTCTTTTAGATGTACAACTTTAGCTTCAAGTCTATCTCTATCTTCTCTTTCCATTTCAGAGAATTTACTCTGATCACTGGTATTCTCTTGTCTTGCTTTTTCATCTAAATAATAATCATCTGTATTTTCTTTACCTGCAATAAATCTAGCGTATTGATCTAATTCTGTTATATCCTCATAAGTAAAATCTGCAGTTTCAGGGCCCTCTATAGGAATACTTTGCAGCACAATTGGGTTTATATCAAGAGTGTGCAGCTCAGACTCTGGAGAATAAATAGTTTTTGGAGTTGTTTTTATAAATTGAGTCTTTAATAATCCAGGATATTTGCTATTTATACGGTTAACTTCTCTTAAACTAGGTTGTAGATTAGCTTGTATTAAATATGTAGAACCATTACGTCTTGTAGCAATTCCATTAGCTTTTAATATTTTATATACTGCTTCAGTACTTTTTTTCTCAGGAGCTGTATTATCCATATAACCATATAACTCTGTATATAATTTACTTTCTACTCCATTTATATAATATTTACACGACATATATTTTATTTTTTACAATACTTTTGAGCTTGACTATCTTCATTATTAGTTATAATATCTGCAGATTTATCAACTCTAAATCCACCAGGCTTTTCAATTGTAGTATTATTTGTAAAATTAACTAAACTTTCTGAATTACTTGTAGAAATTCCAGATTCATTTAATTTTCTAGATTTACCTAATAAAGACAATCTTTGATATTTAAGACCTTCTACTCTAACAAATACATTAGTGTTTCCAGTAGCATCAGAAACAAAATAATCTACAGACTCATTAGTAGGCCCATATATACCTAGATTCTTTGAAGACACATTTGTAAAACCATCTGGACTCATTTTTATCTTATCTATTTTCTTTAACATTGGAACTCCTCCTGGTTTTTCTGTTCCATAAGTTCTAATAAACTCATGTACAAAATCTTTAAAATAATCTACTCTATTTAATTCTTTCATTTCTTGTCTAAAAAACTCTACAGGGCTTTGTTTGCTTGGATTTAATATAGATGTTGTAAATACTTCTGAAGGAATTAAATCTATATAACTTCCAAAAGTTGGATTAAATCCGCTAGTTAAAATTTGATTTACAACTAATGCATGCGCAAAATCATTTATTTCTTCATTAGAATTATTAAGTAAATCTCTAAATGCTTTTGTATAATTATTTTTATCTGTAGTTGATATACCAACTGGCAAATCTAATCTTAATAAAAATAATTTTGTTTCGTTATTAGATGGATCCTCTTGCAACGCTTGCATAATTAAATTATTATTTAACTCTGGATATGTTTCTCTCAAATAATTTAATTTAGTTATTAAGTTATCATTTGGTTTAAGGTACATATTCTCAAAATTCTCTCTGGAAATTAAACCTCCATCTACAAAAGGACTATGTGGTTGAGTTATAATTTTAGTAAATAATGCTCTATCTATTAGCTTATGTTGAGCCGCAGTAAACTTAGAGGCCCCTATTGTATCTTTAAGATCTGATTTAAAAGATCTAAATGCTGGAGAATTATTTACAAATCCTGCTCTAGCACTTTCTTCTAATATTGTTGTAAATAAACCTCTATAAGCAACTGCAATAGGATTTAAAGATGTGTTAGTTCCTTGATTATGCATTATAATTTCATCTGCTCCATCTATTATACTCTCTGGATTATTTAAATATTGACGTTCTATATCTATAAAATCATTAAGAGAAGAAATTTCATTTACATTATCTAAGTTGTCAGGTGTAATTATACTATTTACTACTTGTAATGCTCTACCAGCCGTAACAAATTTATTAAAATTACTTAAGTATTCTAATTGTTTTGTTTGGTTAGGATTAACTAATTGATCGTTTAACTCATTTGTATTCATTCCTTGCACTCCTTGCATATTTATATTATTAGATGATACAAAATATCCTAATATACGGGCTGTTTCCATATTTTCTACTTTTTCAATTTCTTTTTGATAGCTGCTATAAATTCTATTAATAGATTTATAAAGCTCATTTAAAGGTCTTGAATTATTTTTAGCATCTTCAATTGCCTCCCTAATAATAGGTTGATTTACAAATATCAATGCAGTTTCTATAGGAATTCCTAAACTGTAAAATAATCCTAAAACAGGATTAGTATATATATTATCATTTATATCTATTTGTATAGGGTTTTTAGCAGAATCTACAGCTGCAGACATATGCTCAGAAATATTAGCATCTGTATAATTACCATTATCATCTCTAGTTCTACCTAATTCTCCATATGATTCACTATTAATAATAGGCATAAATGAAGATTTAAGTCTTAATGTTCCCGCTGCTTCAGCTACATTTCTACCAGCTATATGTTTAGCCCATAATCCAATAAGTCTATCCCCTTCTTTTGCTCTCTCTTCCATAGCTAGCTCTGCCATAGGATTATTATAATCTAATGTAGTATCTATATTTGTTTTGTCCTCTAAAAACTCTTGAATCTCTTCTAAAGTTTGAATATCTAACGGTTTAATAACCTCTGTTAAATGCTTTGGGTCTGTTAAAATAGATCTAAATACATCAAATATTACATTATTTCTTTCTCCTCTATTCATTTCAGACGGCTGTTTACTGTAATCCGGTTTTATTACATTCCCTTCCGCATTTGTTTCAGGTAAAATGACATTTAATTTATCAAAATCAAAGTCACTTCCCATTTGAACTGTAAGAGCTCCAGGAACCATAATTGCTTTTTCATGTGACTCAGGTAAAAAGTCTACTACCTGTATAAATACTGAGGAATTCTTACCTTGTTGAGGTATACGATACCCAATCATTTGTAATAACTCTACAGGTACATCTTTTATTGGTGTGCCTGGCGCTATTCCTATAGCACTAGCTTTTATTCTAACTTGTGCTGCGTTAGTTCCATCATAAAATTTTAATTCACCACTTACTTCATGACCTCCAAGCTCTGCAATTTGGACTAACTCTTTACCTTTTAATTTTTGTTTAAAAACCTCATTATTATACATACTCATAAAGATACCTTCAAACTTAGCTTGATAATTAGGAAAAGCTAAAGGTATTTTAAATGCCCAATCAAAAGCCCCATTAGGAACTATAGCTAAAGAATCTAAATAATTATCAGGTAAATCTTTATCTTTAATATGAGTAATCATTTTATTTCTAATGCCTTTTAAATATTTAAGTTTAGCATCTTTATATTCCTTTGTACCTTGTTTATTTTCTACTCTTTTTAATTCTGTAATTCCCAATTCTTTATCTACAGTTTCTTTATCTTCTTTTATATTTTCAGCAACAGCTTCTCCATATATTTGATTTAATTTACTACCAGGTACCGTAGTATCACCTAAAGTATATGACGCATCAGGATATACATTTGCAATTAAATTTTTTCTTATCTGCTTATTAAATGTTATTTGATCTTGTACTCTTCTAGGAGATAGTTGAGGAAATCTTAACATATTAGAATCCATTATAGTTGGATTTGAATAGTCTAGACTTTCATTAGCTTGAAAATTTTGTACATTTCTTCTAGCTCCTTTTGTTGCACTTTCTGTATGAACTACATCTATACCATTATTCATAGCTTCTAACATATTATTTAAATATGGGTAGAACATAGCTAACTCTGGTGTTACTACAGTATATGAATTTTTATCCATATATAGTGTATTAACTCCTTCTTCAAAAGAAAGTTCTTCATGGAAAGGTTTTAATGGGTATATAGGTCTTGTATTTCCATTATTATCTATATACTGTCCTATCTCAGGATTTTGTGCGTTTCTAAATGCTTCTTCATCTAAATTATTCCATTGTCCCATGCCTTGCATAATATCACGATACATAGGTAGACTAATAAATGACTGCGCATCAGACTTATTTACACTACGATAATTACTTGCAAGCTCTTCAGCTACAGGATCTAACATTGTTCCTTCAGGAGTTAAGGCTTTTTCTAGATTATCTGCAACTTCATTAGACCTATCTAAATCTGTAAAATCAAAATCTTTTATAACAAGCGCATTATATGTAGGGGCCATACCATATTCAGGATTTGTTTTAGACATTCCTTTAATGAATAGTTTGTTACCCGGTGTTTTAAGGAGAGACATTCTCTTATAAAAATCTGCTGCATCTTTAGTAAAACTAAAACCTCCTCGTAGCATTTTAGTAATTTCTATCTTACCTATAAAATTTTCAAATGTAAAATCTTTTATAAGTTTATCTTGTAATTCTTTAGTTTTTAAATTAGGATTAACCTCTTCTAATAGTTTTATACCGTATATATCTATACGATTTTTTAAATCTTGTTCGTATTCTAATAATTTATTTTCTACTATTGTAACACTATCACCTAAAATTTTGGTAAATTCTTCTTTTTGATTAAAATCTACACCTAAAACATAAGACTTAGCATATTCATATATATATTTACCATCTTTTAACTTTATTTTATTCAAATTTAAATCTGATATTTGAGTCATTGTAAAAGCCCCTCCATCTTTTGCATATGGATTAGACCCTTTTTTATAGTGATACCCTTCAATAAATTTACTAGGATTATTATT